GGACAACCGCAAGGACAACCGCAAGGACAACCGCAACAGCACAAATACGTGCAGGAACTCATTCAAAATATTCACAGTTACGAAAATGGGGACGCCGGCGACTCAGAGGATGACGACGCTGATAACAATTATGTCCCACTTGCCCCAGCCAACAACACAATTCAACAACAATTTCAAACCGAATCCGTGCCGAATCGGAACCGATTTGCGGGCGCAAACAGCACCGATTTGAACGCAAAATGGAATCCCGCTCCCGCCAAGGAAGCGTTCTCGCTGCAGGATGCCAAAGCTTTAGCGCATGAATACATGCCTTCCATGTTTCAAGCATCAGCTGCAGCCCCTGAAAACAGGGACATCCTGTTGCAAAAATTGGATCACATTATCTCTCTGCTGGAGGACCAGCATGACGAAAAAACGGGTCACGTGACTGAGGAATTGGTTCTGTATTGCTTTTTAGGTGTGTTCATCATTTTCATCGTGGATTCGTTTGCACGCGCAGGCAAATACGTGCGTTAAGCGATTGCATCTCATAATTGAAATTTTATATTCATACAAATATATAAATATAAAATGGAAGATGACCCTCACATGAACGAATTAATCAAATTGCAGATTAATAGATACAATGCACTGAAGGAAGTGACCGCCTGTGCAAGCGAACGAACCCACCCATCAATATCTGCAGCTGCAGCCGTAGCCGCAACAGAGGCAGATCGCCGATTTTCAGAGTTTGTGCGCACGAGAGAAATCAAGCAAGAAGTTGCTGAAAAAATATGGGATATTATAGGCAAACTTCTTTCCCGAGGGACGCCTGCGAACCCCGTGACCGATGTTTTAGAAGAATATAAAAAAACGAAAGGAGGCGGACGAAGACTTCGTTCCACTCGCAATCGCAAACGACGCCATAGTAAAAAAGGCAAACGAACACAACGTCGGCGGCGTTTAACTGGCGGCAAATCGCTCACTCATGTTGCCCGGGCTAAGCATGTCACGGTAAGCTACACCATGGATTCGTCGGCGGATTCCATACGCATTCATGCCAAATTCGGCGATTTAACCGGTGTGTCTGCGATACACATTCACATAAACAATAATGGAAAACCGGGTCCCATCATTGCATGGCTGGCCACAACCAGCGAGTGGAAATCAGGTGTGTTTCAGAACACCCCCGGCAAAAATGCACCATGTTGCGGATCCAACAATCCCATGTGCTGTTTAGCCGGACCTGCTGGTCCCACGCCGCTGGTTCAACGCGTCGCCAACACCGAAATGGATTATGTGGTGAAAAACGATTTCTGCAAGGCCTCTACTGCCAATAAATGCCCGTGGATCAACAACGGAACCATTCTGGTCGTGCACGGATTTAATTTTCAAAGAGTTGAGAATGGTTGCCTCACCGATGCACCTGCAGGCATTGACCCGTTGCAAGCGATTCCATTTGCGGCCTCCAAATGAACCCATGTCACAAAGCCATGCCATGCCATCCCAATGAAATGTATTAATTTATTTATATATTTTATAATATAAAAATGAAAACCAAAAATTATAAACACAAGCGTCGCACTGGCGGTAAAAGCAAACGATGCAGCAAGCGAACCCAACGCCGAGTTCGTGCTCGTCGGGGTGGAAACATGTTCCGCGGGTCTTATCCCAGTGCCTCCGTCGTGTGTTTAGCTGGCAGCAGTAAAATTCCGTGCACCGCATTTAGCGCGGCATAGAATGAACGAATGAATTAGTTGTATTAGTTCGCCGGTTTGTAAAACAGGTAGAAGTATTGGTACTCCTTTTGTGCTTTGACAAGGTCAATTTGTCCAAGCATGTTGAACCCGACGCCCGTGGCAAGTTCAATGAACGTCTGCGGGGTCGGCATTTTGAAATTGCGCACGTTTTTGCGCATCTTGCCCGTTTTGTCGTCCTTGAACACTTCCATGTATTGCACCATGTCGTTCGGGAAAATTTGCACGTCCGACTTGTATGAAAAATCATTGAACTTCGCGACACTCTGCGCCCCATTTTTTGTGGGAGTGGGTGTATTTGTGGTTTTATTTTCTCCGCCCAGCATGCTGGACGGATTGAATTTGCGCGGGTCCACCAAATGCAGCGCGAAGTATCCGCCCGGCTTGAGCCAGTCATAAATATTAGAGAACAGCTGCTCCGTGTTGGGAATGTAGTACACCTCAAAATTCAGCATGGACACCAGCGTGAAACTCTCGGGCTTGAATGCAGACACCACCGTGGGATCGCCCTTCACTATGTTGAGATTCAAGCTAGGATACGCTTTTTTTGCCTGCGCAATCATGTCCGCCGACGATTCAATGCCAGTTATGTTGGTTATGCCATTTTGTATGAAGGCATTCATGTAGGCGCCCGTTCCCGCGCCCACATCCAGCGCAACCGTTTGGTTTGATATGTCCGGGTATTTGTTGATGATGGCGCCCACTTCGTACGCATTGTTCACTTTTTGGTTGAAAAGTTGGTCGTATACCGCAGCATAAAAGGCATCCTTTGTGTCAGAATCATTTTTCACAATCACGTCGCTGCTGCTGCTGCTGCTACTGTTCTGTATGAAGGATTCCATGAACGAGCCCGAAAACGGGCGAGGCATTTTCAATCGCTGCATTTTATTGTATGCCGACACCAGCAACAGTGCGGTGATTACCATGAGCAGCACGCGAAACCACGCGTTCCGTTCAATGGAGTTGCAGAAACATGTGAACATGGCACTCGCGGTGTTAAACATTGGTTGCATTAATGTGTTAATATGTTAATGTTAATGTGTTAATATTAATATATGTTATATTGTTATTTATTTTTTTATAAATTGGATTTAAATGAATGATAATGAAATCAACGACATTCGGAGCGAACCCGAATTCAAGGGCATCACTTTCTCAAAATACAAAAAACCGGACGTGCGCAAAGAACTGCTGAACTGCCTAAAAAATGGGAAAATAGAGCCCGCCTGCTATTGGACTGCCGAACTGGTGTGCGCCGGGCACTACCAAGAATTGTGGGACATCATCATCACGTTTGTCAGCAAACACATACATTTAGCAAATCCGAAGCTGTGCCTGTATTTGGAAATGCGTTATGAAGTGTTCAAAGGCATCGTGTCCAACGGCTACATCGGAAACGAGCTGCGCATGCGCAACAATCCCCGCATTCGGTCCCTGTTTGCCGAAATCATGTGCGTGATCTGCAATTCCAAAAAAAAATACAGTCTGGAGGGCATTAAAGTCAAGAAAACGGACTTTGACAGCACCGCCATGACCGATAAGCTGAAAGCGCCCAACGTGTCGTATGCCTCCGCCGCATTTTTATCCGGCGACCCCAAAGAACTCTTCATCGCCATCAACGAATTCGCATTCCACATCTCTAAAGATTCCAAAAACAGTTTGCTGGCATCCTACTGGCTGGAATGGATCATGGAATTTGAACACATCTGCAAAATGAAAAAACAGAAGTGCATGGGCGAACGTCGCAGCACCATGCCGGTTGAATCCAAATTTCAAATGGACCCCATTTGGATCGTGTGGGAACTCATTCTGGAGCAGACCAAATCCCAACACGCACAAACACAAGCACACGCATTGGATCCACTCATCCCCAAAATCATGCAAAGTTTGCTTAAATTGTATTGCCTGCGATACACCGACGGGGTGAAGAAGAAGCGGCGGTATTTGATTTACTTTGCCATATGTTTGCTGACGGAACCGGTCGTGATGACGCAGGAAATGGTGACCAACAAGGACACCATTGAAACGGTGGTGAAAAAAATAGACACGGTCTACAAGCAGGTCAAAAAGAATGAAATTGCGCCCAAGATGGATTATCTGACGGGCTCGTCCGGAGGCGCAAAATCGGATTTAGATAAAACCATTGAAAAAATGGAGAAGTTGAATTCAATGAACACCATCATTCGCACGGTCTAGCGTGCCAGAAGCGGAGGAGGGTGGATTGATTGTGTCGGATTTGGTGCATGGGCATGGGTTGCATGATTTGATGCGTGAAACCGTTATGTGAATTATAATATATTTATTATCTTCATTTAAATATATTAGCAATTAGGATTTGAATTTATTAATATGAATGAGTCTTATCCCGCCCCCGCACTCGCTCCCGCATCTGCGCCGTCCAACATGTTTGATGACGTGGCTACCACCACATCCGATTCCTCTTCCACCACATCGTTGTTGGTGCGCGGTGCATTGATTGTGTTGTTGCTGGCGCTCATTGGATTCAACGTGTTCACTTATTTAGATGACATAACCGCATGGTTCAGCGAAACGTTCGGTGCCCCGTTTCGCTCGGTGGCCCAGTTTTTGGGCTATGCGGCGATTGACACGGCTCACACCACGGTGGATGTGACCGCCCAAGGAACCAAATCCGCAGTGGACATCGCCGCGGGTGCCGCAACCAGCGGAATTGATGTGCTGCAACAAACCATTGACCAAAAGGGTGACGGCCAAGACCAAGACCAAGACCAAGTCCAAAGCCAAGGCCAAAAAGGCCAGAGCCAGGCCCAGGCCCAAAGCTCCAATGCTGGATTGCAACGGGCGCTGTCTCACGCGAAGAAACAGCCGCCTCAACCCGATGACGCCACCAGTCGCACGCAGCGCACCGGCAAATCGGGATATTGCTACATTGGCGAAGACCGCGGATTCCGCAGTTGCATCAAAGTGGGGGAAGAAGACACCTGTATGTCGGGCGACATTTTCCCCACGCACGCCATCTGCATCAACCCGCGCTTGAGGAAATAAACTACATTGGTTGGTGTGCTTATGAACACAATTCTGTGTACGTGATGTTGAGTAGAGGGCACAGCTCCTTGGGATAAAACTGGAAATCAACTGGATCAACCCGTGCATGCAATGATGTGCACAGCTCTTGGTCAATGAAATTCAGTATGGGACACAACTTATGTATGTCATTGTCCTTGGCATTGGCATTAAGAAACTCGTTTTCCAATGTGCGGATGGACAGAACGGCATTGCTTAAAGGTTCTATTACTTGCACCTTTTTAGAACAGAACGACGTGTTGTAATTCTGCAGCAGCACGCACAAATCGGTGAAATTGTTGTGGGCAGCGTTGTCGCAGAGATCGTGCTCAACAATTTGCACGAGCGGGCACAAATCGGTCGGATTCAAACCGGCATGAGTATCGGATGGAATCAGAGGCGCGGCACATGAAGTTGCAGGAAGCAACAACAGCAAGGGAAGCAAGGGGAGCAGGCGAGAGAAATTCATTGTTTAATTGATATTTGTTTAGAATGTGTTTATATACATTCTAAATAATATATTTTCATTGAATCATAAAATACATTCCGGCATGAGCGGGGTCTAACTATAAGATAGAAACTTCAGAATTACAACGCCAGAACCACCCCTACCGACACTTGTAGCACCACCGCCAGAACCACCACCAAGTCCATTAGTACCAGCAGTGCCATCCGAACCAACACCGACACCACCATCACCACCACCGCCTGTACCACCAATACCACCACCAACTTTGTTTCCTCCTCCACCTCCTCCTCCAGCATAATGTATGGATAGGCCACTAATGTCAGATTGTAATCCATTGCCACCGTTGCCACCAGTATTAAGACCGCCTTGAGGATCCGATATACCATCATCACCATTACCACCAGCACCACCACCACCACCACCACCGGCAACATTATACAAACCATCACCAGCACTGTTGCCGCCACTATTGCCTTGTTGGATTAGACTAGTGACTGGTGCACCGCCGGTAGCACTTGAGGCGGTCCAGCCGGCCCCGCCACCACTGCCACCATCACTGCCGTTTTGCTCATAGCCGCCTCCTTTGCCACCGCCAGTTGCTATTATTGAGTTAAATTCACTATCTGCTCCATTTGTATAAATTCCTCCACCACCGACAGCCACATTATACAGGGGATGCGGCAATGGGTTGATAATTAAATTGCCGGTCCGGAAGCCGCCTGCACCACCACCTCCACAATTACCAATATCTGCAGTGATTCCACCACCACCGCCAACGACCAAATATCTTACATTAAATGTATTGTTTGGAATAACGGTTCCCGATGTGGTGCTTGTGGGATTGAATGTGTAAACTGTGTATCCGCCGGGTGTTATGTTGCTAGATTGTCCTCCTTGAGAATCCAAATAAGTAATGAAATAGTTAGTATTAAAAGTGTCGCTAACGGTCAGACTGTTTACTGTCGTGGGCGTGGGTGTGGGTGTGGGCGTAGGTGTAGGTGTGGGTGTAGGTGTGGGTGTCGGCGTCGGTGTTGGTGTCGGTGTCGGTGTCGGCGTCGGTGTTGGTGTCGGCGTCGGTGTCGGCGTCGGTGTGGGAGTGGGTGTTGGTGTTGGTGTAGGTGTTGGTGTTGGTGTAGGTGTTGGTGTTGGTGTAGGCGTAGGTGTAGGTGTTGGTGTTGGTGTTGGTGTCGGTGTGGGGGGTTCCCCATAATATCCACACACGATCGGCAACCCAGTTATTCCTTCTTTTCCTCCCGATGGATATGACACCTGCAATTTATAATTATACAATGGCACGCTCTCATCAATGCACAGCGGAATCACGGGACCCGGAACGTCGCAATCGCTCGTCAAAAAACAAGGCACCATGGGCTGATTGCACTGCAATGCCACAGTTACACCTTCGTTTTGAATTTCAGGCAGGTTGTTCACATTCGGTTTCGTGTAAGTTTGCGTTTGCGTAGCCCACGATTTCTTGCGCGTTAACGCATTGCGCGACGCCATGGAATATTGTTGTGCTTTAGACAGTTGTGCGCTGTTGTTTTTGTATTTCAGAATTTCCACTTTGCGCCGCTCGTCCAGTTCATACGTGCTATACGGCATTCCTTGGGAGCCGCACGCAGCAGACCCGTAATTGCTCTCGCAATTGGGACAGTTGTTTCCACCTGCACGAGACCACCGCGGTGGGCAGGCCACGAATCCTCTTATGCCACATGCATTGTACGTCATATTAATATATGATGGTGCTGGGGCTGTCATGATTTTATAGGATTTCAATTATCATATTATGATATTAAAAATCATGATGCCATTACAGTATTATAATTGAATTGTTATAATTAAAATTTAATATTAATAATAACAATTAATAACAATTGCCAAGGAACTTCAAGTGCCGTTCCACTGCGAAAAGAACCAGCGCATGGACAGGTAGTCCATGGTTCCAGGCGCCCCGCCGGATGCGCCCAGCACCGTCAGATTGGGCCCGCTGCTCACAATGTTTTGAATGGCGCGCGTGCCGAGAGCGGTGTTGTAATAGCGGAGTGACGACAGATTGCCGTTGAAGCCGCCGTTGATCGCAACATTTACATCGCCGTAATTCTGAAAGGGAACGGATTTCAGCGGCAGGCGTTGCGCCAAATCCCCGTTGATGAACACGTCCAGCACCGTGTTTTCAACCCGAATGATGACGTTGACCCATTTGTTGACGGGAATGTTGCTCACATCAACTGACGTATTCGGATCATCAAACGTGCTCATGGCCACTCTTAATGCCATCGCCATTGAATTTGTGACAGGATCGGTGTAGTTGTAATTTAAATACAGTCCTGGGCCATTATTAGGGGTCATTATTCCGGTTGAATCAGCAGTGGCACTTCCCTTATTAAATATGTGATTGTAACGGGTGTCGGTTTGTGATTCGTTGGCCAAATTACTTTGCTTGATGTATACCCATGTCGACCACGTGAATCCGATGCCGACATCGTCATTCACCGAGCGAATGATGGGCACTGCGGTTGATTCGCTGGGATCCTGCGGAATAATCAAGTTTCCAACATTGCCGTCTATCACCCCGTTGACCAAGTACGGACTGGAACTCGGCGAAAAGAGATACCCAATTGCCGTGATGCAAAGCCGCAGCACGTAGACAAAAACAATGACCACCAGAATTAAAAATGCGGCTTTTGCAACATAGCTGTTGGAATCCAAAAAGGATTTGGATCCGCCAACAATGGTTGGCGAATTGAATTCGTTCAAAGATGGCGCGGGCATGGCATTTGGGGCAGCGCCAAGGCCGCCGACGCCAAAGCCGTCACCAGCGCCAGCACCGGCACCCGTGCCTCCAAATCCGTCATTACCAAAATTCATTTATGCTAAATATGCTAAATATAAATATTATTATATGCCTTATTAACTTATGATAATAATTTAATTTTATTATTTGATGCAATTGGCAGATCAAATTGAAAACTTACTCACGACTTGACTGTTATTTGTGACACTGAAGTTCAATTTGTATGAATGGAGAAAATCAAACATGCCGGCACCGCTGTATCCGTCGCTGTAAATGCTCCATGCTTCTTCCGGCGTGAAGTAATTGGCCTTGTAAACCACATTGGAAATGTATCCCTGCAAGTCGCCATCTGAAAACTTGTTTGTCGGATCGTATGAGCCTCCGATGTACACGTTTTCACCGGACTTCAATGCGGTTGGCATCGTGGTCATTATGCAGGTTCGCACCAATTTGCCGTCTAAATACAGGTCCACCGTGTTGCCATAAACGCTCATGGTTATGTTTATCCATTTTTGAAGCTGCACATTGCGAACGGTGCATGGTTTATTGCCAGTTATGACCAGATTCAAATTATTTTGGTCATTGTCTAAATACAATTGAAACAATGGGGTGTCATTGGAGGCGCATCTCGTCAGCACATTTTTATTATAAGGAGGAGGAGTTGATCCATTGGCAACCCAGGAGTCAATGTAGAGCCACACCGAATATCCATAAGAATTGGTGGCGTTGGCGTCATTGGTGGTGGGCACCTTCAGTGACTTAGACGCATCTGAAAATCCAGACACGGTCGTGGTCGTCTTTGTCATCAATTTATAAACCACGTAGATCAGCACAATGATGAGAACAAACACGAAAATGGTTAAAAGATTCATCTTTGATCTTTGATAGGTTATGTCTATATTATTGCTATATTATTATAAACATAATATTTTTTATTCGTTCGCATGAAATTGTGCATTACATTTGGGACTTAAAACGTGTCAACAAATACATTGGCCACCGTTTTCAAAACATAGGCCACCGTTCCATCGGTGCTAAACACCGCCCCCAACAATGCCCCAATCAACCCGAACACAATTGCGCCCATGAATAATCCGATGGTTGAAGACATGGTGGCAGCATCGTTGAACAGCCAACCAAATATCGCTCCAAAAATCGCGCCCAAAACACCGAACGTGTTCATTCCATGGGTGCTATATGTTGGCATCGGCGTGGGCAATGGATTTTTTATGTCAACCGATTCGGTTGCCAGGTAACTCGCAGTGTCGCCCTGATTCAGCGGATCCATATTCACGCCCACGACGGGTGGATTCAGCACTTTGTTTGTTTTATACAACCACTCAATTTCCATCTTGGTGAATGGCGAAGTGTTCAGCACGACGTTGCAAATCTCGCCGTTGATTCCGTCTGCATGGCCTATAGTGACATTGTACAATGCGTTGGTTGGTGAACCCGCCAAGTTTCCGGTGTAAATCAATTTATTGTTGATGAATATGTCAACCGCGCCCTTGTCCGAGTTGATGATCACATTGTTCCATGTTTGCAACGGAATGTCGGACACGATCAGCAGCTCTTTCGGTGTCAATTCAAGTTGTTTTCCATAAAGATAAAATGTCATCGCATTGAGTTTTGGGTTATACTGGACAATCGGACCAAAGTCCCCGAACGTCAGCATGTTGATGAAATTGGATTCGTAATTTGCGTTCGTGTTCGGCGGCTGCGGATGAATGTAAAACCAGGCAGACACGCCGTAATTATAATTCCGCAATAACACGGTGGTCGCAGTGGCGCCGTTCGGATTTGCAGTGGGAGTAGGAATCACGTCAACCCCGTGCGCATTCACAAATTGAATGTCATATGTGGTTATGGGGACCGGCGCGCTCATGGAAATGGGAGCCGATAAAATTTGAACGCCCGTGTGATTGATCGCCTTTGCCACCGCGGCCGGCAGCAGATGACCGGCTAAAATGAATGCGGCTTCCATCGCCAGCAGAATGAGCCACGGGCGCATGGGCAACCCGTACTGTTCCTTCATCGTGTCCACAAAATCCAGCATCAAGCACGGCAGGTAAAACAGCAGGTTGCCTATCAGCTTCAGCACGTTGACGACCCAGTTGGACCCGTCGAGGCTGACCTGGAACATGGAGTCGCCCATTTTTCGGGAGGTTGAAAACAGGGTGCGCACCGCACCAATTGCTATCGCGATGCCCGTGATGTAGATCAACGCGGTTATGCCGTATTGCAGGATGCCTGCGAGGCTCACCAGTTTGCTGTGCGAGTTCAGGAAATACAGCAGCAGCCCCACAATGCAGACCGCAACTGCCATGACTACTCCAATTTTTCCAATGAATTGGCCGTACGACATGGTGCCTTCCACCATTCCCGTAGTGGATGAATTCATGGAATACGCCCCGAAAATGAGGAGGGATGCGACGAACATGGTGAACATGGTTATGACCGTTCCGCGCTGACCGTCCACGAAGTCGGTGAGGTTAAATGATGACCGGTACAGCAGCAGACCCAGCGCGGCAAATGCAATGAACGCAACAATGGTTGCCACCGGATACTGGAGAAACATCTTTATCAACCAATAAAACGGGAACACCAACAGTTTGAGGAGTTGCATTGCTCTCTCGGCGGTTGTGAAATTGCTGGGCGCCGCTGCATCCGTTTTGCCATTCGCCCAATTATTGACGTGCGTGTAAACCGACACCAACTGCAGGATCCAATTCAATACATTTACCCCCACACTTATCATCAATGTCCAAAACAGTGCATTCACATACGGCGTGTCATTGGAACTGTAATCCGACCCGGTCACTCCGAAACACGACGCAAAATTGGTTCCAATGCACGGAATCAATGTGTGTTTGAACTTGTAAACGCTGATCATTAAATACGCCACGTAGGCCAACAACGCAAATATCATGACCCGTTTTGCAACGTCCATGATGTCCGTGTTTTCCACGTATTTCAGGTAGGGCGCAATGGGGAACGAGTTCCAGACGTCTTTGGCCATCTGTTTGAACGTTTCCCAGGCCGGGGTAATTGGAACCTGCTGAGTGGATATTTTCCACCAATTGTAACACATCATCAAAATCGTAACGGACAGTGAGACGCCCGCCACAATTTGAAACCAGTAGTTGGGGCCCACCCGTATGAAATAATACATCATGACGAGAGGAAACCAGAAATTAAGAACAAACTGAGAGGACTGTAAAAATGTGTTGGAAATAAATGTCATCGTCGCAGTTGCTGGAGTTAAATTGTATCTCCAAATATACGAAATACGTCCAATAAGTGCAATTAGTATTAAACCGATCAACGTGATGTTTGACCCAAAAAACCCTTTGCTGTCATCAGCGGTGCTATTGTTCATAGTCACGTTGGATTGCGTGGCCAAAATGGACACAAACACGAGACCGATCAATAACCCGAATGTTATGACTGCATTCACAACTGGAACAATCCAACCCGATATATTCGCATTTGTCAGCAGCTCGTATTGTCCGTTTGTCCACATTTTTGTAATAAACATGTAAATGAGAATGCACCCCAACAATAAAAACACTTGATTGCCAACGTTGACGGTGGGGGCACCGGTGGCCGGGGCCGCGCCAGTGTTCGCTCCCTGATTTGTTGTCTGAGCAATTGAACTGGTTGCAAACACGTAAGCATACACAATTGCGCCGATTGCAAGCAGCCACAAATAATACCCGGGTTTTTTCCACCACGAGTCCTCAGAACCAGTAGGAGGAGCAGCGGATTGCATTGCCTTATAAAATTGCTATTATTTTAAAACACTATTATACATTGCATATATTTAAAATGTGCAAAATAACATACTAATTATATTCGGGTTACGATGCGATAGTGCCTTAAATACACCAATTGTGCGCAAAGCATTTTAAGATTGCATAAGGTCATTCACCTTTTTAATGTATTTTTGCATGGCCTCATTTTTATTCGTGCCAGAATGTGAAAACCATGCATCCCATCTTGCTCGTTGTTCTAATTGAACCGCCCATGGTTGTGGCGTGGTGCAATTGCCCTGCATGATTTGTTTATAGAGACCGTAAAGAATTAACAAATCTTCATTGGAAGTTGGAGAAATTTTGGTTTTAATAAATTGAACCGATTGGTCAAACTGCTCTTGCAAAACATCCATGCCTAATGTATTAGTGTATTATGTTATAATATTTTATAATATTTTATAACATTTTATTGAGTTATTGATCCCTGATCACGGTTGATTAATGATTAAAATGTTTCCATGGCGGTTTTTTTGCCGTGGCAGTCGCGGCACAGTGCAACCAAATTGTCCACATTGTTGGAGCCACCGTGTTCCAGGCGCACGATGTGATCCACTTCATACCACGCCGGCAACTGGCGGTCGCAGTGGCCGCACTTCCAGGACTGCTGCGCCGCCACGAACTTCTTTTTGGTTTCGCTCACGCTGCGCTTAGTGGCATTGTTGCGTCCGGATGCCATAATGCGCGCCTCCATTTGCGCCTCTTTTGTCCCACCCCCACCCGATTGTGCTAAATTCTGGCCTTCACCCCCGTCTTGGAACAGCGATTTCTTGTTTGCGAAATCCAGAAAGGGCGACAGCATGTCGGCAGACGACCGGCTGATCGGCATGTATCGGATGATGTCATTTGCGTGCGACAGCATGGTGTGCGACTGTCCCGGGTTCTTTTTCAGGAAGATATAGAGAGATAATCCAACAAATGCAAATGTGGACATCTTAATTTCCTTTTGCCATGAATGAAACACCTTCAGGTATTTGCCATCGTAGTAAGTGTTGAACACGAGAAATGCGGTGATTCCAAATACAAACAATTCCAATTTCATGATTTTGTGCTTTGACTATGCGTGCGTATGTATTACAATGGCATTATTTTTTTGGAATGATGCGATCAAATGCATTGTGTGGATTGGGTGCATGTTGTGGATTGGGTGCATTGGGCACATATTGATACGGGGTTGCAACTCGTGCAATGGTTTTGGGGTTGGGGTTGGGGTTGGGGTTGGGGTTGGGGTTGGCATTGGGTTTCATGTTGAAATTGAACCGAACCCGCACCGTTCTTTTTTTTTGGGTCCGATGCCGGTGTGCATTGGACACCGCGTCGCTAATTTGTCGCAGTTGTTGCACGATGTGCGACACGTTCATACGTTCATGCCCGTTTGCAAACACGACGGTGCTGAAGAGAGTGCGATACCGGCGCAGCATGTCAGCATACGCCGCATCGGCCATGATGAAACTTTTGCGCGGCATCATGAATATGCTGTAGAACACGGACATTAATCCCCACACGTCCGTGTTGTAGCGATACACCTTGCTAAAATATTCATCCAACCGAAATGTCAGACTGGCACGGTCCGTAAAATGATACAATATTTCAGCGTTGTAAGTGGCAACCGCATCCATCAGCATTTCATCATTTTCGGATCCAAACATGGACTTGTAAATGTATTGAAGGTATTTATATCCGGCAATGTCGAATGCGTCAATGTATTCTTTGTACATTGCGCGCGTGAAATGTTTGATTCGTTCTACGGTGAGACTGGCTGCGGCTGCCATGGATTTCAAAACAACCGATGAGTACAGTTCCAGCGCGTCCGTTGAAATGACCATGGTTGAAAAGGGGCGGTTGAATGTGACGGGATTGTTCATGAAATGATGCGCGGGAACGACTTGGTTGGGGGTGGTTATGCCAGCCAACCCCCAGTCAATGATGCGAGTGTAATTGTTGCGGTCGATCATGACGTTTTCGGATTTGAGGTCGTTGTGAATGACGCCAAGCCGATTCATGGGACCCACCGCATGAATCAACAGGTTTGAAATGCGATCATTCAATTGACGCAGATTGGCTGCATTGAATGAGGTCTGTTCCATCCATTTTTTAAAATCAATGCCCAAATCGGGCATATTAATCATGCGTAACTTGCTCAAATTGGCGTTGACATTGGCGGCGGTTATATTGAACTGTTTCAAATTGGTGCAAACGTCATCAAAATTGACCAAATCGCGGGGTTCCAGGGGATCAGGTTCACACAGTTCGGCTTGCACGCTGAAGTATTGTTTATAGTTTTTTATTTTTATTAAATATTGTTTTATTTGTTCATATTCTCTCATTTCGGCTTCCGCACCTTCATTTTGTCCCAACTTGCTAATGTTGCCGTCATTGTAATTGCGATGCTGATTCTTGCATTTTAGCGCGGGTTTGAACACGCACCCTTGTGCACCTGCAAATATGGGAATGCCACCGGTTTGACCATGATGGGTATGGTGAATTGCCTTGCGACGACGAGTGAATTTTGCCATTGCCTTTATTTATCTATGCACGCACGTATGCCTGTCACTATATGTTGCAAATATTTAAACTAATGAAAATTAAAAATTAATTGTAATACAAATGATACATGGTGGTTGCGGCGGTTAGTGCGACCAGAGCATAAATCAATTTGCGACGATATTTGATTTCTTCGCGCATGCGAACCTCCTTGGGTTTGTAATTGGAATAGTATGCATTCACGGCATCCTGCAGCGACACTTCATCGCGATTTAAACGCAGGTTGATTTGATTGTGCAGGAAATGCACCCATTTAATGAACGATTCGCGTTTGTCTAAATAGGGGGACACGGGGTATTTGTCCAACAATTCGCTAAACACGCTGCCCATTTGATGGTTTGGCAAAAATAACGGCAAATTTTGTATGAAATCATAGTATTTTTTGATGGTGACGTCGTTCGGTCTCTCGGGATACGTGACCGCCATGCTAAATAACACGAACCAATAGTGCGGTCCCCACACGGCGGCATCCAGTGCGGTAGTGGCGTCGCCGTTTTTATAAACCAGATTGGATTTCATGAATTGATGCGCGTGTGTCGTGTTATGTATGTCTGTCTCTTATTTTTTACAATCAAACAATATAAAAAGAAGGTCAATTTAACACATAAAGTAACTCATTTATTTATTATTAAATTGCATGTATTCATTTAATGCGTTGAAAAGTGAAGGCGAAGACACGGTTGAAGGTAATGATGAAGACAACATTGTTGAAGGCAATTGTGGAGAAGGTAGCAGCGAAGGCACTAACGAAAGCACTAACGAAGGCACCAACGAAGGCACTAACGAAGGCACCAACGAAGGTGGCGAAAATAAATCACATGTCATGAAACCATCGCATCATCCGTTTTCAAAAAGAAATATATTTTGCAATAATTGTGGAAAGAACGGGCATGTCATGCATGCGTGTAAAAATCCAATTATCAGCAACGGCATGATTGTGTTCAAAGACGGAACCGAAGGCGCATCGTATTTGATGATCCGGCGAAAGGACACGCTCGGATTTGTGGAATTCATTCGCGGCAAATATCCGATTTACAATCAAACATACGTGCAACGGTTGATTGACGAAATGACAGTGGATGAAAAACATCGGTTGCAAACACAAACATTTAGCGAGTTGTGGAAAAATGTGTGGGGGGATTATTTAAATTCAAAATATCAAAACGAAGAAGCCGTGTCATGTGACCGATTTAACACGTTGAAGTCCGGTATAAAATTGAATCGCAACGGGGGCATCTATTACTCGCTGAACTCTTTGATTGCCAATTCCAACACTCGGTGGACTGAGCCTGAATGGGGATTTCCAAAGGGACGTCGCAATTATCAGGAAAAGGACATTGAATGCGCCCTTCGTGAATTTTCGGAAGAGACAGGATACGATGATACCCGTTTAGTTGTGATGCAAAACATCATTCCATATGAAGAAATATTCATGGGTTCCAATATGAAAACGTACAAGCACAAATATTACGTTGCATACATGCCGTTGCCCGAACAATTGTTATTGGAATCGCCCGTTTTTCAAAAAACAGAAGTCAGCAAAATGGCGTGGTTTTCATACAGAGAATGCATTCAACATATTCGTCCGTATAATTTAGAAAAAATAAACATTTTGCGCAATTTAAACAATGCGTTGATAGAATATGTGATAGTGTGTTGTTAGATTTGTTTGTTGGGTGAGTTCGGTTTCCCCAATTTATAATCATTTTATATTATAACTGCAAATAATAATAATTTTGTGATGGATCCTCCCGCATTTCAGCAACAACCAGACCCCATCGCACCCCCCCCATCAAAACCCAAACACGTGCATCCCATTCTGCTTGCGAATCAGGATCCATCCCCGAATCTACCCCCCAATGCAGGGATGCATTACAATGAATTGCAGGAATGGAAACGCGGTGCTGCGGTCAATGCAGGCGAAGAAGAAGGCCTGGAGTTTTTGTATCCAACATTGAATGCCCCCGATTTTGCGTTGAACATTGCGCAGCGAAAGGAATTCAACGACACCAAACACAACGCGATCATGCCTGTGTCTCAAAATCAGATGGAAACCGAAGCGGCAAAGATGTGTGGGGCTGCCTTTGAGCTGGCTCCGCATCAGCTCTTTGTGCGCAATTTTTTATCTGCGATGACGCCTTACAACAGCCTGTTGCTGTATCACGGTCTCGGAACCGGCAAAACGTGTTCGGCCATCAGCGTGGCCGAAGAGATGCGCGACTACATGCATCAAGTGGGTGCGGTCAAAAAAATACTGGTGGTTGCTTCGGTCAACGTGCAGGACAATTTTCGCAAACAGTTGTTTGATTTCAATAAATTGAAGTTCAGCCGGGTCACGCGTCAGTTCGTGATTCGCGGCTGCACCGGAACCAAGCTGTTAAAGGAAGTGGGAGCAAATGCGGAACTGACGGATTTGACGGAACGAAACGTGGAGAGCGTGCGCGCCAGCATTGTGCAGCGCATCACCCGGCTCATCAACGCAAATTATGAATTCATGGGCTACATTGAATTGGCCAATTTGGTGCACAGGCTCACGACAACAAAGGAGGGGTCCGCGAAACCAGAGGCCATTCGCGCCATTAAGCACGAGTTCAACTACCGGCTGCTCATCGTGGATGAAATTCACAACGTGCGCAGCGACGAAGAAGCCAAGGACGTCACCAAGAAAGCCAAAAAAGAAGGAACCAGTGTGTCTGCCGAATTGTATAAATTGGTGCGATATGCCGATAATTTGCGACTGCTGCTGTTGTCGGGCACGCCCATGTACAACGACCCGCGCGAGATCGTGTGGCTGCTGAATTTGATGAACGTGAACGATCGTCGTGCCACCATTTCAGTGAGCGACGTGTTTGACCGGGATGGGAATTTGCTGCGCTTAGACGGTCGCGAAGTGGGTGCCGAACTGCTGCGCATCAAATCCACCGGCTACATTTCGGTGGTAAAAGGAGAGAATCCCTATATTTTTCCCTATAGAATGACCCCGCGAGAGTTTGCTCCCCAGCATTCCTTTTTGCTAAATCGTGACAAGCACCCCACGCTGCAATTGAACGGAACCCAGATTCCGGATCCGCTGCAGCACCTGGACGTGTATTTGAATCCCGCGGGGGCGTATCAAGAAACGGTTTATAATTACATCATTGACCGAAAACGGCTGGACATGTCGGACGACGCCACATCGTTCGGCTCGTTTTTGCTGAAGCAGCCCATAGAAGCGCTCAACATGGTGTATCCCAGCGTGGAATTTGATAGACTCGTGGCACGCCGTCCTCAAGCGGCCGCCGCCGCTGATGCGAATGTGAGGGCTGCCGACGTGGCCCTCATTGAGAAAATGGATGTCAAGGGATTGCTAGGGGACGCGGGACTGAGACGCGTCATGAAATACGAAGAGTCTGAAGACGGTACGCGCATTTCCAATTTTGAATACAAGCCCACCACGCGGACGAATTTTGGCCACATTTTCTCGCGCGCGGAAATCGGCAAATACAGCAGCAAAATCGCCAGCATTTGCGCACAAATCGAAAAAGCCGCCGGCATCGTCATGATTTACAGCGAATACATTGGCGGTGGTGCGGTGCCCATTGCGCTGGCCTTGGAAGAGATGGGGTTCACGCGATACGACAAAGACGTGGGGTCGCTGTTTAAAACTGCCCCTGTGCCGCAGCGCATCATCCAATATGATGGAGCCACAAAAAATCGGTTCGCTGCAAAATACGCCATGTTCACGGGAGACAAGCAGCTGTCACCGGACAACCGCGCCGAGCTGGAAGCGCTCACAACGGACAACGCGAACGGCCAGCGCATCAAGGTCGTTATCATTTCCAAGGCGGGCAGCGAGGGAATTGATTTCAAGAACGTGCGCCAGGTGCACATCATGGAGCCGTGGTACAACATGAACCGCATTGAGCAAATCATTGGTCGCGCCGTGCGCAACTGCAGCCACTCCGACCTCCCGTTTGTGGAGCGCAATGTGCAGCTGTTTTTATACGGAACGCTGCTGTCGGGCAGTCCCGACATGGAAGCCGCTGACCTCTACGTGTACCGTCTGGCCGAAGCAAAGGCCGCGCAAATCGGACAAGTGAGCCGCATTCTGAAAGAAAATGCGGTGGACTGCTTGCTCAACATTGACCAAACCAAATTCAGCCAGGAGGTCATTCGGCGGCACAATGGCGGTAAAGATGTCACCGTGCGCCAAGTGCTGGCCGACGGAACCGTGATTAGCCAGTATGCGATTGGTGACCGCCCATTTTCATTCGTGTGCGACTATCAGGCCACCTGCGAATACAAGTGCGCGGTCGGAACCAGCGGCCCAATCAAGGTGAACGACAACACGTATTCGGAACCCTTCATCATCATGAATGCCGACCAAATCATGCAGCGCATTCGCGACTTGTTCAAGGTTCAACATTTTTACGCGCGAAAAACGCTCTTGAATCACCTAATTGGGCACCCGCGCGAGCAAGTGGACGTAGCCCTAACCCGAATGATTGCCGATGATGGGGATCATTTGGTGGACCGATACGGGCGCACCGGGCGCCTCATCAATGTGGGTGAATATTACCTGTTTCAACCATCGGAAATAACGGACCCGCGGATCGGCATTTATGAACGCAGCGCTCCTTTGCAATTTAAGCGGGAGCACATATCGTTTCCGCTGAAGAACGGCACGCTGGAACGCCTGGCCGAAAAGCACGGGTTTGTAAAGCCCAAAGCAATCGCGCCAATGCAACTCATGGCGGTGCCAACCCAGGTTCAAGACATGAAGAAGGCATATCTGGAAATAACCATACCCACGGGTTTGGCGAAAGCGACTGACAAAAACACAAAAACGTGGAACGAGCTGTGCCGAGACGTGATTCGGGAATTAAGTGATACTGATCCGATTATATTAAAGCGATGCGTCGTGGAGCATTTCGTGGAAGAGCTGATGGTTTCGTCCCACGACATTGGGCTGCAGTATTTGAACACGCTTTATGCGCAGGCGCCCGGCGACGAGTTTGACCGGTTTGCTCGCGAATATTTTGACGGTCAAATACTAAAAAATCTGAAATACGCGGGGGAGGAAGGCATGCTCCTGCTGAAGATGCAGGCGACAACGGGCATGCAACTGGTTATACGCAAAAATGCGGCATCTGCGTGGGCTGCCGCACCATCTAGCGTTGAATGGCGTCCTTACATGGATGAAATTGCGGCCAGGATGCCCCGCGAGTCAACCCTGTCTCCAATCATCGGATTCATTGCGGAATTTAAGGAAAAAAGCGGGGGAAGCTATGCCGTGTTTAAGATCAAATACGTGCAAGAAAAGGGTGTGGGTGCGCGGTGCGATCAAATCTCGTCCAAACAGCGCCGTCTCACCATTGTGAATCAAATCATACACGGCTTGAATCCGGATGCGCCGCCGATGTATACTATGGAAGGCACGAAGGATCAAAACACGGCGCGGTTTTGCGTTTTACCCGAACTGCTTTTGCGCAGCTACAATCTGATGCAGAAGGACGGCAAGCACTGGTTTTTAACGCCGGTGCAAGCCGTGCGCCAATCCAAAACATAATAATGATAATTATGTTTAAGCAAATAAAACTAATATGCACATATATTAACTATATAATCAATATCATCAATATCATCAATATCATCAATATCATCAATATCATCAATATCTCTCAATTGCATGTATCAACAACGCCATCAACAACACCCACAACAACGCCCACAGCAACGCCCACAACAACGCCCACAACAACAACCCATTAGCACCGACATTTACGTTCCGACCATGGTGTCAAGGAAGGTTGTGCTGCCGTTTACCGCAATTGGACGCAACATCCGGGACGTGCTGGAAAAGCATTTAGCGCACGAGCATGAAGGCAAGTGCAATGCAGAGGGATATGTGCGTCCCCGATCCACCCAGCTGCTGGCATATTCATCCGGGGATTTGACCGACTATGCCGCGGTTGCGTTTGAAGTTGTTTACGAGTATCAAGCCTGCAATCCGGTGGAGGGCATGCTCATTCATTGCGTCGTGCAGAATGTGACGCAGGCGGGACTGCAAGCGCACATTGTGCCCGAACCCAGTCCCGTAATCGTGTTTGTGTCACGTGACCATCACTATTCCAATCCGCGGTTCGCCAAAATCAAGGCGGGGGATGAAATCGTGGTGCGCGTCATCGGACAGCACTTTGAGTTGAATGATCCCGCCGTTTCGGTCATTGGGGAACTTGCACAGCACGACAAATGAGAGAATGTGCATTCAATTGATAACAATAGATAGATTAGATAGATAGATTAGATAGATAGATTAGATAGATAGATATATTAAATGTTAATTCAAAAAATTGAATTAAAATTAGGGCTAAATCATGATGTAGTTAAAGACCTCAGATCCGACGAATGACTCTATCCCACGCGTATCCGGACAATTCGTTGTTGTATCATTCAACCTGCATTCGTCGCAAATTGTGCATTCCGTTTTCTGACATACCCAATTTTAAGTGCATGGAAGACCACCTGAAGCACGTCGTCTCCAGTGAAATTGATGGCCGCTGCATTGCTGAAGGCTTTGTCAAAGCCGGTTCTTGCAACCTGCGATCGCATTCCATTGGCACCTTTGCGGCTGGAAACATTCGGTTTGATCTGGAGATTGAGTGCATGTTGTGTTGTCCGAAAGAGGGCGCCATCATGAATTGCATTGCAAAAACGGTGACGCAGGCGGGCATTCGGGCACATGCCTGCGCAAATCCATCCCCGGTGGTCATTTACATTTCACGTGAAATGCACGATACCGCCACCACGCGGATGATTGCAAATTATATGTCAATGGATTCTATTAAACCGGGTGACATGATTCAGGTTCGCGTAGTTGGAAGACGGTTTGAATTGAACGATAAACAGGTGTCCATCATTGGCGAATGGACCACCACGGCCACCGCCGTGCCTATGCCTATGGTTTGAAAAATTGTTTCGTTAACTCCGTTTTTTGATTCTCAACTTCATTCAATTGGGTCTCTTGTTCATCAACGTATCCCAAATAATCGGTGATTTTGGAAATGACGGCATCATCCACGTTCGTCAAATTGATGAATGCCCCGTTTTTGTTTTCAGTCAGGTCAACCTTGCATTGAGTCATGATTTGCAATATTTGAATTTGATGGTGCTGGTTCAATGCCTCAATTCGGTCCTTCAATTGCTTTAAATCGGCGGTTGGCATTTGAATTTGATAATCATAAACATGAATGTAATTCTAATATGTTTTTTTATATTAGTTAATTTTATAAATGCATTAAATGAATCTTGAAAGGACGGGAACAAATGTTGCAGTTGCAGGGGAATTGGTTGGTTTATTAAAAATAGACAACACCAGCGACATATCAACGGATCAATGCATTAAACATTTAGATAGAATCATTGAGTTATTGCCTAGACACATTAAATTTATGACTTCTCATTCGGATGACATAATTGACATGCATGAGTTTGGTCTCATGTGCAGGGATATATATAAACGGTACAAACTGGTAAACCCAGATTCCTTCAATTTTGAAACAATGCCATCAAATAAATCATTCATTAAAGATGAGACAAAATTGCTACACCATTTAAAAATAACAGCAGACATACTTAAAGGTTATAAAAAACAGGATCTACCAGGAGGGGGATGGAAATGGAGAAACCTTAAAATGTTTTTATATCACATGGCACACATGTCATTCTCACCACACAAAGATCAATTGAGAGAAAACTTTCATGAAATCGCTAATTATTTAGAGATAAGAGATGGGCATTATCATGAATGGGGGACAACAATGAGGTGCATTAGATGGTACATTGAAACATTAAAAAAAATAATTGATATGATTCAAACGAATACTCTTGATCCGAAAGACGCAGCCAATCTTGATGAATATATTTTGGTGCCGGGATGTAATTTTTTTGGCATAAGCGAAGGAGATCCAATGACAACATTAATCCAATTGGTGTCGAACGCAGAAGAATTATTGCGATTTAATTTGACCAAACGGCGACAAACATTATTATTATCATTAATCCCTGCAACCAAACAGTTAGATCCAACTATGGCAAATGCGGAGGCAAAGGCAAATAAGGCAAAGGCATTGTTATCGGTTCCATCTATAACAAGTGAAGAACGTGCGAAAATGATTGCAAGAAGTGGAATTATGACATCATTAGTGGGTGCTCTTGTGCAACCACCGTCCCAAATGCACCCCCCAGAACTGGCTCATTTAAAAAGCATGATTTCAAAAAGACGAGGTGGAGGTCGCAAAATAAAAAAAACGAAGCGAAGTCGTCGGCGCAAAACCAAAACCCAATGAAGATTAAGCATTTAACCAACCCAAATAAATGATTTCAATTCCAAATTAATATATCATTGTAATGCACAGTGATAAATAAAATAAATTTCATGGATAGCGTAGATGATTCACTAACATTGAGGAGATTAAGTGATTTATTGAAATTAACCCACGATGGCGAGAGGATATCCACTGAACAATGCATGCACCAGTTAGATGAAGTGATATGGTGGTTGCCTCGCCACATTGCCTTTGTGACGTTTCATTCGGGTCACATAATTGACATGCGCGCGTTTGGCGTCATGTGCAGGCATGCATACGACCGTCGGGTTGGATCATCTGTAATTGAGTCACATGCATTTGACCTACCATCAAATGAATCACTCATCAAATGTGATAAAAGAATATATGCACATTTGCAAACAATGAGAGGCATACTTGGAGCTGCTGCTACTCTACCACGCGGCAACTGGGCAAACCTTAATGCATTTTTACATCATATGGCAATGCAACCTTCATTATCAGATGAATTCAAAAGAAGCTACAGTGAAATCAGTAGTGATTTAAGTATAAGAGATAATTACTATAGAGAACGGGGTGCAATAATTAGATGCGTTAGATGGTACATTGGAACATTACGCGAGTTAATTGAGAACATTGACCCACTTGACCCAGACAGTATAGCCATTATTGATGAATATATTTTGGTACCGGGATGTAATTTATTTGGCATAAGCAAAGGAGATCCAATGACAACATTGCACCAATTGGTGTCAAAAGCAGAGGAGTTATTGCAATTTGATTTGACCAAACGGCGACAAACATTATTATCATTAATCCCTGCAACCAGACATGTGTCAACCCCAACTCTTGCAAATAAGGCAAAGGCAAATAAGGCAAAGGCATTGTTGACATCGGTTCCATCTATAACCAGTGAAGAACGTGCGAAAATGCTTGCAAGAAGTGGAATTATGACATCATTAGTGGGTGCTCTTGTGCAACCACCGTCCCAAATGCACCCCCCAGAACTGGCTCATTTAAAAAGCATGATTTCAAAAAGACGAAGTGGAGGTCGCAAAATAAAAAAAACGAAGCGAAGTCGTCGCAAAAACAAGCATTCAATCAAACTAAATGAATAATTATAATTACAATTCCAATAATTCTATCTTTTCATGCCGCGCTTTGATTTGCTGTGAGATTTGCGTTTGTGCCTTCGCTTCATTTTTTTCGTTTTTGTAGTTCGTTTTCTTTTGGCACCGCCGTCCACTTCTTGCATATTTGTGTTTTTTGCCAATCGTGCTGTTTCTGCTGCTTCTGCAGCTGCTCGTTCTGCTTCGTCTTTTCTTTTTTTTTCCGCTTCTGCTGCAAAATATCTATCTGCGGCAGCTACATCATATCCGATGGGTTCGGGACTATCTGGCCGACTTGACATTATTATGATATAGATTGTGTTATAGTGTTACAACATATATTATTTATAATGAACCATGAACCAAATGGACAATTCAAATAAGTGCAATTGATTTAAACACAATATGATGATGCATGTCAACTAAACCAACCCATGCACAAGGTCAACCCCAATCAAACGAGTATCAACAATGCTTTAACTAAATTGCGGGATGTTATGCTGTATGACACGACTGTGCAACCAATGCAACAAAAACCAACACCAACGCCAACACAAATGCAACCAAAACCAATGCAATCAATGCAACCAACACCAATGCAATCAATGCAACACCAGCCACAAAAACCAACCCAAATGCAACCAAAACCAGCTGATAACGTGTTTCGCCCCGCATTGAATCAAGACCCGCTGTTTTGGTGTCTGTATGTGATGATGCACGGCGCATTCAAATACGAGCAACTAGCAAACCGGTTCACGGCCGAGCAGGACGGCAAGCGCGACCAAATAATGATGGTGAGAGACAAGGGCAAAGCATTGAAACAAACCACTGGAATCAAATTCGCGGCGTCCACCATTGAAGGCGACATTATGTCACAACGCATCTCATTGCACACGTTCCAAGTGCTGGTGCATTTGAACTCGTTGAATGCGGTGTTTGTGAATCCGGCCAATCGCGTCTACGCCGAGTTCATCAGTGATGCGGTTTCGGATAAACCGGTTCATATCATAGAACGCACTAACAAACAGATCACCATGACACCGGCTACTGAAACGCAGTTGACATCAATAAGAGCAACGCATTATCGCATTGAAACCCTGCAGAAGCCCATTAAATCGGCGAGCGCTTACACCGTTGCAGAACTCACCGAAATGTGCCACCAGCTGAAGATCCAGCTCAAGCCCAAAATGAAAAAACAGGAACTATATGACTCAGTTGCAAAACAGCTCGTTTTGTAGAATGGACACCACTCTAATTATCTAAATTAAATAGTAAAATTGAATTTAAATAATATGCTCTCTTAATATACACCATCGGATCCCGAATCAGAATGCAGACGCATCAAAAGCAAGCCCCCCCTCATGAATTATTTGATGACATGATAGAACGGTATTTAGGCGGGGTGTTGCGAACCGACGGCGGCTCGCTTGAATTGGAGGTGCGATTTGGAACTCGCAATTTGAAACACGTTGCATCCACTACCAAAATTGATTTTGACAATGTTATCAAAGCACTGCTGTCATCCGGATTCATCATGGAAAAAATGGACGACTACACCCTCAAAATCAATTCCGAGAGCCTGGACCCGCAAACTGGCAAACCCAAAATGTCCAACATTCGCACCGAAATCAAGGGACTACACAATATTCAGTTGTATTGCAAAACCAATTCGCTGGAAACGGTCACGCCGACCTTCGTTCAAAAAACGGGGATTGAAGGCGACAACGGTGAAATGATTCCCCCACTCAATTTTGACGACTTCAATTTTCGTTTGTCGCTGCAGAAAGAAAAACAGTTTGCGGAATCGTCTTCCGCCGCAAAAACGGTGGTTGGTCCGTGGCGCAGCAGCAAAAAAACGTTTCGCTACATCAACCGCAGCACGTTTCGCAACCCTGCGTTTCCGTTCGTCGTTGACATGAGCATCGTCAAAGAATCGCGCCGTGACTATGGCACCGGCGGCAGCAACGGCATGATTCCAACGCACACGTTTGCCGAATCTCAGGTGACTGAGTCTCAGCCCAAATATGAAATTGAGATTGAGGTGCTGAACGATGCGGTCGGGCAAGGAACCGCGTTTAGCTCTGCGCGTAAGTTGGCGGATGCATTGCGATCAACTATCAAGACCGTGATGTCGGGTTTGCAAGGCACCAACTATCCGGTGGGTGCAGCTGAACTCTCGGGTGTGGCGACAGACTACATTCATTTGTTGCATCCTGAACAGAAAGAACACAAAGAACACAAAGAAAAGGGCTCGGACAGCGCAGTCAAGTTGTTCCCAAAAAACTTCATCGGTCCGTCATCCTACACGCTCCAGCTGCAGAACATTGTGCCCGTCAATGAAAATTGCACCATTCCCAACGTGCGAAACAATTACACGGTGACGGATAAGGCTGACGGCGCGCGCAAGCTGCTCTACGTATCGCCCACGGGGCGCATTTACCTCATTGATACCAACATGCGCGTGCAGTTCACGGGGGCGCAGAGCGCTGAAGACAAGCTGTTCAATACGTTATTGGATGGTGAGCACATCCTGCACGACAAGAGTGGCCGGTTCATCAACCTGTTTGCTGCGTTTGATGCGTATTACATTGCCGGCAAGGATGTGCGCGCGCTGCATTTCGTGCCGCCTTCCGCCGAAGTGTCTGCGAGCAAGTTCCGTCTGCCGCTATTGGTTGATGTGATCACTCGGTTGGGTGCGCGCTCCGTTGTTCGCGGGGCAGCCACATGCCCGATCCGCATTGAATACAAGAAATTCAAATACACGGGACAGGATCAAAGCATTTTCCAGTGTTGCGCCACGCTCATGTTGCAGATTGATTCCAGTGCATATGAATACAATACGGACGGCATCATTTTCACGCCGGCCGATGCCCCCGCTGGCGGAGATGTTGGCGGAGATGTCGCAGGTCCGAAGACCAAAATCACGTGGCCGCTCTCATTCAAATGGAAACCCACCGAAGCCAACACCATTGACTTTCTGGCCACGGTGGTAAAAGACACCAATGGACAACCCAAATTGACGAGCATTTACGCGGACGGCGTAAATACTGCGAAAAATGACCAGGTTGTGCAGTACAATACACTCACACTGCGGGTCGGGTTTGACGAAAAAAAACACGGTTATTTGAATCCGTGCGAGGATATCATACAGGGGAAATTGCCGCGGAAAGGCGCGGGTGCCAGAAGCGACAACAGAGGCACTGGCGAAGACTCTTACAAACCGGTGCCATTTTATCCGACAAACCCGTATGATCCCGAGGCCCATGTGTGTAATGTTATCCTTCGCGCTGATGCGGCGGGAAATCGCGGTCTGATGCTGACTTCCGAAAACGAGGTCATTGAAGACGGAACCATCATTGAGTGTGCATACAATGCGGAGTCTGCCGATCCCCGCTTTCACTGGGTTCCGTTGCGCGTGCGCACCGATAAAACAGCGGAGTATCGCAGCGGCCAGAAGAACTACGGCAACGCCTATCACGTCGCCAACTCCAATTGGCACACCATACACAATCCCATCACGAAGAAAATGCTCACGACTGGCACAGACATTCCGGATGAGATAGCCGATGATGACGTGTATTACAATCGCGTCTCGTCTTCGGGTGACACCACCACGCGCGGGCTGCGCGATTTCCACAACCGGTATGTCAAGCGCGCGCTGATTGGCGGTGTGAGCAAGCGTGGAAATACGCTCATTGACTTTGCGGTCGGAAAGGCGGGCGACCTTCAAAAATGGATTCAAGCCAATCTATCATTCGTGTTAGGCATTGACATTTCAAAAGACAACATTCAAAACCAGCTGGATGGCGCATGCGCGCGCTACTTGGAATCCTGCAAGCGGTTCACGATCATGCCGTCGGCGCTGTTTGTCCATGGAAACAGTGCGTTGAATGTAAAAAGCGGGGCCGGAATCAGCGGCGAAAAATACAAGCAGATTGTAAGGGCCGTGTTCGGAGATGGTCCGAAGGACAAAGCGCTGCTTGGCGAAGGCGTGTATCGCGAATACGGAAAAGCGGAAAACGGGTTCAATGTGTCGTCGTGCCAGTTCGCGATTCACTACATGTTTGAAAACCGCGCCAATGTGTGCAACTTTCTGCGCAACGTGTGCGAGTGCACGGAAGTGGGCGGATACTTCATCGGCACAACATATGACGGCGCAACCATGTTTGATGCGCTGAAGCCGTATGAGGAGGGTGACGGCATCGCCGTGCTGCACAAAGGGAAACGCGTGTGGCAGGTGACCAAGGCTTATGCTGCCACCGAGTTTCCGGATGACGAGACCTGCGTGGGATATGCGATTGACGTGTATCAGGAATCCATCAACAAGACGTTTCGCGAATATTTGGTCAACTTTGCATATTTGAAACGATTGATGGCGAATTTCGGCTTTGAGGTGGTGCCACGGGAAGATGCATTGAAACTCGGGTTGCCGGACGGAACCGGAATGTTTGAGCAGTTGTATGCGCAGATGATGACGCGCATCAAGCAAACCCCTGCGATAGCATCTGATTTGGGGGATGCACCAGACATGCGGGACTATGAACGCCGCATCTCATTTTACAACCGCTATTTCGTGTTCAAGAAGGTGCGTTCCATTGACAATGCGGAACTGGTGGTGAAGAGCCTGCTGGGCACATCCACCGCGTTTGAAAAACAGATGGCGGCGTTGGAACAGGAACAAGAGGAACTGGACAAGGCCGTTGAAGCCCCGGTTGTTGTCGTCCCGGTTGTTGCTGTTGCAACAAAACCAAAGGCTAAGGCTGCTGCTGCTGCTGCCACTGCTGTTGCCAAGCCCGTTGCTGCTGCTGCCAATCCCGTTGTTATTAATCCTGTTGATGCAGGTGTTGCTGTTCCAGAGAAAAAAAAACCAGGAAGAAACCCCAAAATTCAATTAATAGTCAAGGAGCAACCTGAGAAAAAGAATTGAACAAAATGTTGCAAATCAAATCCAAATGATTAAAATATAATTGTAATATATTAATCATTTTTTAGAAAATGGGTGAAGCTGCAGCCGCAGATGTGCCTGAAAGCTGGCTCCGGCCTTCAAATACGCGAAGTAATAAACCACCAATTGAAGGACTGTACTTTATAAAAAGAAGCATGACACGAAAAGCAATTCAAAATCCAACCACACGGGTTAGCATGCAATGCATGCAAGGTGAAGATGGCAATTTTTATTACATTCCATTGGACTCATATGATCCATCACATTTAGAGATAATACATGAGATGAGCCCAATGCTTGTGAATCCGACACCATCCCAATTTGAACCGGGTGCAATGTACACATACATCATTGCATCCATCATTTCAAAGGATCCTAGCACAGGCATGGACCGACAATTGGAACCAATGAAGTTGTATGCATCCAAGGCGCTGAACATGTTCGAATTTGGAACAAAGCATCACCAAATTTTTTATCGCATGGCCCAACGGGACGAGTTAGATCGCATCGCAAAAGAAAAAGGCATTGCAATAAATACGCTGCAATACGGATTGCATGCATCGGGAGAAATACGGTGCATCAATGAAAACATCCTGGAGTTTAATTTTTTTTCTGGAACATACAAAATGAAACGTAAAATACCAAAAAGGCGTGCAAAATATGAAATGGCGCTTATGACTCATTTAATGCACGCAATTGACCCATCTTACAACATAAGGTTTGATTTTAAACCATTCATATTGCCAGAACTCATGCCAATCACCCATGAACAAATAAAACGGTTGGAATCAAAAGGGCTTCCGGTGTTTTCATTTAAGACAAAAGAACAATGCAGGGACATGCGAATTGCCGTCATTCGTCATAAAAATATTGAAAAAAAAGATATGACGTATGAAGAAATGCATGAAAAATATGAACACATAATGAATCCTCCCCCAGCTCCCGCTCCCACAAATGCTTATATAATGGGCACCGTTGAGCTTACTGCATATGCCAACAAACATGGAGTGCTAATTCCAGACCCGTACGACAAACATGAACTGCGAATGAGGATTCAAGCACACATGGACACAAACAAAGGCAAAGGTGGCGGTAAGAAACGAACAATGAAAAAAAGAGCAAAAAAATAATCATAATTCCGTTTTTATCCAATCGCCGCCTCCCATTTGGGTTGGTTCAATTTGAAATGTGTCGCAAACTAAAACTCTTTTTTGTGGAAATTTCATCAACAATCGGTCTTTATAAAGATTTTCCATGTGATGCTGATACAATCCGTTGCTGGTCTTAAAGCTCGCAGGCATAAAAACATGGTGAAACGCATTAATGTGGCACCCAACAATTTCGCAGTTGTCGCCGTTATTTTGTCTCAAAGCGGAATAGTCATCCACATTCACGCCCTTCAAAAAATGTTCTAGTTCTTTGACAAAGTATCTACATGTGATCTTAATGATAAATTTAGATTTGGCAACTAATGTTGATTTTGGGCAAGTATAATAAATTGCAAACAGTTCACTGGTTCCTTTGCTACTATATAAATAATCGTCCGGATTGTTGACTGCATGTGCTCCCGCCTTAACAAAAACCTCATTGTCAATGTCTTTTTCAATAAATGATATAATTTCAAACCGTTCTTTGTATTTGTCAATGTAATCATTTAATTCGGGAAATGTGTATCCAGAATTATCAATAAGAACAATTTTAAAATTTGATTCATCCAGCCATCGCTTTATTGATTTTAAATTTGAGTTTAGTCGTTCAGTTGGATCTGTGATATTAACCCATTTTTTCATGGGATTAACGTAAATGGTGCTTGTCAAAATGATGCAAAAATTGTCAATGTTTTCATTAATTTGTGCCATGGTTTAAAATTTAAATAATAAAAGTGAATTGCTTTTAAATCAAATTTTCATCTTTATTTTTAAAAATTGATTTAAAAATAACGGTGTAATATAATAATCAGAATCAATCCATAGACACCCACCACACGCCGCATCGCAACACAATGATTATCCCGGTTAAATGCTTCACCTGCGGCAACGTCATTGCCAATAAATACGAATACTATCTCAGCGAAGTGAGGCGATTGAAAATGGCTCGCGGCATGGACACCGAGAAGGTCATTTATTTGACCAAAGAATACATTAACAAAACTCCTGAGGGGGAAGTCATGGACACACTCAAGCTGAAAAAAATGTGTTGTCGGCGTCACTTCCTCACGCATGTAGACATTGAATGAACGACAATTGGTTGATTCATTGATTGTCATTGATTGATTGAATGGCTTATTCTATTTTTTCTTCGTCAAATGTTATGATAACATCATTTAACATGCTAGATTGGATTGGCGGTCTTTTTGCAGGCACGCGATTGTGTTGCAAATCGTCTTCAATGATGGAGAGACAGATGGACATGGCAGTGTACTTAAACACGCGCGGAATAATCCCATTTATGCATGCAGCCATGGATCCTAACAACATTTTAGCAGATGTGCTCATGGATTGCAGTGCATGCGCAGCATATGCATTGAATGATGGAATGAAAACACGGTTCATATTAAATGATAATAAATCAATTATTTTTGGTTTAGGGCGAATGTCTGCGTTTGTGTACGGCAAATTATTAGACATTATTCAATTGATTGTAATTCTTTGTTTGTTTTTATGTGTTTTTCGCAAATGCATAAAATATTTATAATATGAATCCATATTATATATACAAATAAGCAATATACAATACATTCTATGAAAACGCGACGCAACAGGCGCAGCAAAAAAGGTGGTTGGGGAGGTTGGGCGCGCACGACAGCGGTTGGTCCAAATTGGAATGGCACAAATGGAGGCAATCATTTCGCATTAAGCAAGTCGGGCGTTCCAGCAGGCAAACCCATCCCCGTTCCTGAATTTTGGGGGCCGGGCATGCACGATGCCAACCGATTGGTTCCTACGTTAAAAATCAATGCATTGAGCAAGAGCGGCGGATCCAAGACCCGCAAATTTAACTCCAAACGCAACCGTAAAGGCAGGTCCAGGCGGGGCGGGTTCGTATTTGGCGGATTTCCGCAAGACATCAAAATCGGTTGGGACAATTTAAAAATTGGAGCCCAAAACATGTATCGCGGGTTCATGGGAACCAATCAATTGAATTCAGCATCCCCTTGGAATCAGCCCGCATTGAACACACAGTTGCCTCCTCCCCCTCCAAAACCCATTGACATTGCAGCCATTCGCGCCGCAGCAAATGCGCGGGTAGCCAAAATACATTAATTTCCGGCAGCACAATGCCTTATGCGCCACAGTGGCGGTTGGTTTTATATTTTATAATATGCAATATATATCATATCATATTATGAACACAGAAAAAGAATCTAAGTTGTTTAATGACGTCTTCGCCGGCCCATTTCTTTATGTATACAAATCACAATTTGAATACTACCTCGTCCACTATTTGTCAAAACACCCGTTCCAAATAAAAACGCTGAAATCCTTCGAAAATTTAGACGAAATTATAAACTATGGCATTGATCATTCTATGCAAATGTGCATCCCATTTGTAAAAGATATCATCTATGAATAAAAAATAATTAAAAAATAATTAAAAAAATAATATAATATAAATTGTATTTATATAATCAATTTCAATGTCAATGTATCAGGATCTTTGCACCCCCGCAAAGGTGTATATCACCCTTGCTGTCGTTTACATGATCGGCGCTTATTTTAGCATGAATGAGTTTTCAAATTTTATGCAAGTGAATCAATCCAAGCTGCACCCATATTTGAACTCTTTGAATTTTAGCGTGAGCAAATCCACCAATAGTGTAACTCTTGCAAACATTTTGTTCACGCTGTTTTGGACGTGGATTTTGAATCGTCTTTGCTCTGCTGGATACATCCGCGTGTCCTGGTTTTTAGTTCTGTTTCCTTACTTGTTCCTGTTCATTGCGGTGGCTGTCAGCATTTGGGCCCTTCTAAAAATGCACATCCTCTCTCAAAAATGAATCAATTAAGCGCACGCACAAGGCTGCCATCGCTTGAACCGATAATTGAATGCGCACGTCATGCGCACGCACTTGTTCAAATCCACAAACTGATTTTTGTTCTTGTCCTTGTCCTTGTCAACAAATTCGTCTTCATCATCGCTCTCTTCCAATGCATCTAAATTTCGGTTTTCTTTGATGTTCCTAAATATTGAATTCATCATGACGCTGGTTTTGTAATTTGGAATGTGCGCAATCATTGTTTTATCCGTGATGGGATCATCCTTGTTGTGCAAAACATAATATATGTCATTTTGAGCATCCGGCTTTAGAATGAATGTGCGGAGCGGTTGGATTGATTTTGCAATGGGTGTGGGTGTGGGCGTGGGTGTTGTGACGGGTGTGACATGTGATTGCCTTGGAAAAAATGATTGAGAAGGCCGCGATTGATGTTGCGATTGATGTTGCGATTGATGTTGCGATTGCTGTTGCGATTGCTGTTGCGATTGCTGTTGCGATTGCTGTTGCGATTGATGTTGCGGTTGCTGTTCTGCTAAATGAAACAGTAAATTTTTATATTCCGAGCAAGTCCGTTGCAAAAATCGGTGTTGAATGCAAAACACATCATATGACGTTATCTTCATCGCATCATTCAGCGCATCATTAAATGATGTGTGCATGATTGGCATGAAGAATTGCAATTGCGCCGCTTCCATTTTGCATTTTTTCAAAGAATCAAAAAAATCAATGAACCGGTTCATGCTCCCATCATTTTGTTGTTTTATCCCGCAAAAATAATGCACGTTCTCCACACTGAATCGTTTCTTATCAGACATTTGGGTTCCATACAATATTGTGCCTTCGCCGTGATACCAGGCGTCATCCATGCACGGCATGTTCAGCATGCGAACGTCGTCAAATGACTGAATGGGTTGATTGGGTTGATTGGGTTGATTGGGTTGGTTGGGTTGATAAGGACGCTTCGCGATTTGAAACATCCAGCACTGCTTGTTTGTAAACCATATTGTGCATTTTTTACCTTTAGGAATCACGGCATACACATCCGCTAAAAATTTCTTATGAACGTGATTTTCATAATAAATTTCAAGTACCTTCATGAATCGTTCTTGCACAATCAATTGAAACGGGTTCAGTTTCTTCATCTGGAATGGCTGCATTGCGCGTCGGTGTGAATTGGTTTGTGCGATATACATTCCAATACCCCCCACACTTTAATATGATTTCAACAAATCATTAATCAATCATTGATATGCTGACCCAATTTCTATGAAATTTGAATTGGATTGTGGATGTGGTTCTGGGTCTGGTTGTTGCGACGACTGCGATTGTGGTTGCGACTGTGATTGCGGCGATTGCGATTGCGGCGCATTGAGTTCCATTAAATAACGTTTTAATTCATTTTTCATTGCGGCATTTGCATTGGTAACATCATTTTCTGCATTGCCATTGGATTCTTCATTGCGCATGCGCAGTTCCCTAAACAATGTATCATACTTTTGTTGCGGACGTTTCACCATGTCTTTCATTTTTGGAACCGTCAATGTTTCTTTGAAAAAAAAATACAAATTGTGCAATAAAAAAATGATGACAAAGGACACAATCACCACTTGGGCAATCCAAAACATGAATTAAATAGTATAAAATATTAGATTAAGTTATATTTACATAGTTTTTGCAGATTTACAACGTATCGCAAATCAATCAATGGGTTGGGTTGCGTTGTGTTGTGGTGGGTTAATAAAATATATGAAATAAATGATTTAAACCCATAATTCAAGATTATATAATCTACTATTTCTCTCACTCGCAATGCCGTCCAAACCCAAACCCGCAGCAGAGTCAGGACCAGTTTCCATTTTAATTGTTGAACGTAATGGGGATTTACGCATCTCTCAAATTGATGCGTACACCCCGCTAGAATTGTGCAAAAAATGCAAACACAAAACCTCGTCCGGATTTGAAATTCGTGCAGAATGGGCGTATTCTAGCACAACGGTAAATGATGAACGGTTCATCGTGGAATTGTGGGCTCGCGAGGACGGCAATGCGGGACAAGAAAACAAATATGAATTTCCACCCCCGGTGGACACTATTCTATTTTTTGGAGCATGCGCTCTAGTGGCCAAAGACATGTCCTCGCAGCATAGGGTAATTCCTCTAACTCTTGAAAAATGGGATAAAATGTATGATTTTCTGTTCGGTGGATTTGACACATTGGCCAATTGCGAAGACGATGACAATGAGGAAGATGAACTGGATTCCATTCCCGCGCACCGAAAAACCAAGGACGGATATTTAAAAGATGGGTTTGTGGTGGACAATAGCGGAGATGATGATGATGCGGAGGAGGATGATGATGACGATGAGGAGGATGAGGATGATGATGATGACGAGGATGAGGACGAGGACGATGATGAGGATGAGGATGAGGATGAGGACGAGGATGAGGCGGATGACGACACCAACGAGATTGTTGGATCTGGAACTAAAAACAAGACTGGTTCAGGTGGACCCAATGCAAAAACGAAGCCGTCCAAACGACGTGAAAAAAAGCAACCGAAAGAAGAGGTGTTGGTTGACACTTCATCTGAATTAAGTGAAGAAACATATGAATATTTGGATGATTGATGAACCATAAATGAAAATCAATGAAAACAACATAAACCGTTTGCGCGGTAATGGTATAATCTTACTTACAATTTTACAAGTTGCACCATGTCCCATTATTATGAATTGCCAAAATTGCACAATTTAAATATTCCAGTGGAAGAAGATGACGGTTCCGGACTGGGATCGTCCGCATTGTTTGAAATTACATCAACCGAAACTGCAACTGCGGCCACACTGTTGGTTTCTCACACGCTAAACATGTATTTGTGCGAAATTAAAGCGCAAATTGAAGAATGCGGCGAAGAAGTTTGGGATTCAGTAAAAAAATACACAAACCCGTTTGAATTCATTCACACCGCAATACCCAATTGCAAAACATACACGGTCAGCAAACTGCGCCCGTTGTCGCGGTCATTTTATAAGATGATTGAATTGCACGCCACATTTTTTAATCCGTCGCACGAACCCAAGCGCATGACCTCATTCCATTTGGCCGAAGGCCCAGGTGGGTTTATAGAAGCCCTGGTGCACATTCGGTCCCGGCAATTCTCCGACACGCAATCAGACGTGCATTACGGAATGACGCTGTTGAACCACGACACCTCCTGCCCCGGATGGAAAAAGAGCAAGGGATTTCTGGAAATGCACCGGAATCGGGTGTGCATTGAGTCCGGGGCCGACGGAACGGGAAACATCATATCGTTGGACAACTTTAATCATTGCGTGTCCAAATATCAAAACACGTGTGAACTCATAACGGCTGACGGCGGGTTTGATTTTTCGTGCGATTTCAACAATCAAGAAACAATGGTGTCGCGCCTGCTGGTTGCGGAAATGGGGTTTGCGTTGGCATTGCAGAAACAGGGTGGGCATTTCATCCTGAAAGTGTTTGACACATTCACCAAACCCACGATTGACGTGTTGTACGTGTTGTGCAACCTGTACAAGGAGGTGTTTGTGTCAAAACCGTGTACCAGCCGACACGCCAATTCAGAACGATACATTGTGTGCAAACATTTCCGGCTCAAAACGTCAGATACGCTGATGCCGCACTTGCGCGCCATGTTCAAACAGTTGGAGGAATTTCCGCAGAATGCCACAATGACGTCCATTCTGCCGGCAGATCACGATTCGCATTTTTTGAACAAGATTGAGGAATGCAATGCCATCATTGGGCAGCAACAGATGGAAACCATCAATGCAACCATTCACTTGATTCTGAACAAGGGGCACGCGGAAAAACTGGAATCCATGAAACGGCAGAACGTCGTCAAATGCATCGGCTGGTGCGACAAGCACGGCATACCCTACAATAAAATCATTCAGCAAAACAACATTTTCTTGAAACATTAAATCAGTCTGAAAAATAATCCCACAATCGCTTGATTCCTTCGCTCAGGTCAACTTTGCACGAGAATCCGATTAGAGCACTTGCTTTATCAATCACCGGTTTGCGACACATCGGATCATCCTGTGTTTTTGGGAAATAAACAACTGACACGGGGCGAAGCAATGGATGCTAAATGATAAATTTCATCAATGCGATCCTCCCCAAACAGTGCTTGATCCGCATTCATGCACACGTCGTGTTCAATGAGCGTGAATCGCGGATGGTGTGGAACCAA